ATTTATTAATTGGCTGGGCCTCAAGGCCAGTCAAACCAAATTTAACAATTAGTTTTGGAACAATTAGACGCACAAGTGCGTCAGCAAATGCAATTACAATATTAACATCAAGTCCAAATTTTTGGACAATAATAGACGGGGGAATATGAGATACTTTTTAACACATAACGATGTAATCGTTAATAATTATGGAATAATTAACGACAACCAATTTATTCAAACTGGTCAAAAAAAATTAGAATTTTTTAATGAAATTGATAAACTTAAAAATAGATTATTAGAATTTAACGTAACTTACGTTGAGGTAGATAATAAAACATTACCAATTTTAAATATTGGTGAATTAAATCTTGATGGGTTAAATCTTTAAAGTTTTTAAATTATTTTTTGAACAATTGCAAATATAATTATATTTATAATAAAAGAAAAAATTATGCCAAGAATAAGTGATATACATAGTATTATCGTACGAGCAGAGAATCCAAATATGTCAGCGCACACATATACTGAAATATATGGTGGTTCTGCTGGTTGTAATATAGTGATTAATGGGGTAACGGTTAGTATCGGCCAATCTACTAATGTAGCTGTCTGGGTTAGAAGTGTTAGCGGTGGAACTGGATGTTACCTTTTAGGTGAAAATAAAGATGTGTTTAATGGTACTAATCGTATCGGTTAATCAAAATAATAAAAAATAATTATAAAAGATATGAAAAATAGAATAAACCCAATAGGTCTTAAAGGTAATGAAATTAATGAACGTATGAAAACATTGATGGGTATTTCAACTCTAAATGAAAATAAATCAAATATTGTTGTGGAATTAACTAAACTTGGACCTGACAATAAAGTTTACGCTATCATTAGAGAAAATCACGAATATTATATTAAATCAACAGATAAAGTATCAAATATTGTAAGTGAAGATTTCAAATATATTGGTGGTTTACAAAATAAAAAACAAGAAGCATATTCTTCATATGCTAAAGCTATTAAATTCTTAAACTTAAAATTTAACAGTCTTGCTGAGGCACATGATAAAAACAATAGTGTTAACGCATTCTTAAATGATGATTTATTAACCGAAAATGGTTTAGCTGGTGGGTTTTCTGACTTCCCAAAAGGTGGTGGATTTTCAGGTGCTGGTAATCTAGAAGGTAATGAATCATTATATGAGGAAGAAGAAGAAGAAGGTATAGTAGCTGAATATAATAACCAAGATGACGAACCTTATTATGATGATGTTAAACCAACAAAAAAATCACCAAGTAAAAAAAGATGGGATGACGATGAAGATGAGGATGATGAATCTTTAAACGAAATTGAACAAGCTATTGATGATATGTCTTCAGAAAAAGAAGAAGAAGTATCTGAAAAAATAAATGAAAATAAATTGTCAATATCTAGAGCAATTAGAAATATGGACGCTATTATTGACAGTCTTTCTGAAGGAAAAAAAAAAGTTTACACTCTAAAGTAAACGAAGATAAAAAATATACTTTAAAAATACCAACACCAGCTGCTACACCAACAGCAGCTGCACCTGTTGAAGAACCATTAGATGAACCTATGGGACAACCAGACATGAGCGAACCAGATATGGAGCAGCCAGATATGGAACCATCCGATAAACCATTTGACGATAAAGAACCATTTGATGCTGGTGTTGAAGCTAATGAAGAAACTGACCCTAAAAAATTTATCGAACAATTAAGCGGTAAAATTGGTCAATCACTTAGAAAATTCACTGAAACTCAAGGGCAACCAGATTTCGAACTAGAAAAATTTGCAATTAATTCATTATTATCGGCAACTCATACTTCTGAGATGGATGATAACGATAAAAACGATATTATAAAAAAAGTAAATACCGCTGGGAATAATGATTCAAAAGAACCTGATATGGGTGATAATAACAACAACAACGATAATGGAAATGATAATGAGGGTGGGTCTAATGATAACAACGATTTATCTTTTGACTCCAATAATGAAGAAGGTTTGGAAGAATATAAAGTTTATGAAAGTGATGATTTATTCTTAGATAAACCTAAGAAAAATAATATGTTTCAACCTAATTCAAATGATATCCTTGATTCGACTGAACCAACAATAAAAGAGACAATTAAAAACTTGTTTAATTCAAAAAAAAATAGTATGTTTGACAGAAAAATATTAATGTCAAAATTACAAGAAACTTTTAACCAAGAAATTATGTCAGAACCAATAGTAGAACCAAAAACAAAACCTGTTACAGCACCTACAGTTAAACCAAGTAGAAGAAATAATCCATTTACAATTGAACCAGATACTATGCCACAGGTACCACCTAAAGCTAGTGATGATTCATTTAACAATATCGTATAATGGGTGACTTACGTTTAATTTATATAAATAAGGTGGGTATTGATTATTTAGGTAAATACATATATGAATTTATGTTTTCTGATATAATTAAAGACATTGATGGTGATGGTTGGGATGAGAATCCAGCGGCTGGAAGACCATCACCGCCTCAGAGAGAATATATTAAAAAAGTTGGTAGGTTAGAAGCGGAAATACTTTTTGAATTAATTCAATATAGTTCTATGTTAGGTGTGTGGGATGCTGTTGATGGTGTTATTGCGTTAGGGTATGAGAATATTGATGATTATGAAAGTTATCCTGAATCTAGATTACATTTCCATTTTGGTGATACTATCAAGGATGTCGAAAATAAATTATATGAAAAAGATTTAATATTACAATATAAAAAATAAAACCATGGAAAATAACGAAATAAATGAGATGATGCCATCATTAAATGCTAGTAGTTCACCAACATCTACGTCAAATTCAAGTAAGGATAGCACTAGCGTAAATATTAAAAAGAAAGATTTAAGTGACCCAACAGTTACTGCTAACATTAGTAAATTAGGTAATGTTAATATAAACGTTATTGATGAAGAAGTAGTTGTTAAACCAGAAGCTATAATTGAACCTAAGGACCAAGAAACTATTAAATACCTATCGAATGTAACAGACGCTAGTAGTGGTGAAGTTTCTAAACCATTTATAATTAGTGATAAAAAATATCAAATGGTTAGAGGTATTACACCATCTAGAGAAAAAGTAATGGGTGTATATTGTCATAATGACGTTAACGATAGTGGTAAGAATATAATACATAGAATTGAAGAATTTGAAAAAAACATTGTTGGTCCAGTAATGGAAAAAGAAAAAATGATGGGTAATGATATTGAAGAAGTGGAAAACCCTGTAGTTAAAAAAAAACCAGATAGTAAGGCTATTGATTCATTAAATCTAGCTGAATTCAAACATTTTTTAGTAAACGAAAAAAGCGGTAAATTTAGGAAATTTAAAAGTGTTGGTGAATTAGCTAAGGCTACAATGGAAGAAGGTGAAAAATATATGACAATAAAAGAATTTAAAAAATTCTTTGAAGGTAAAATATTTGGAAATAAGAAAGTAATTACAAAGTCTGAGTTAACTGAAAGTCTAACACCTAAAACAATAATAAGAACAATCAAAGTAAAAGATATTAAATAATGGCTAATTATAAGAAAATAGTTGAAGAAGCATTAATAAAAGCTAGAGCTAAAGCTGGTATAATACCAACCACCTTGACTAGCACTAAAAAATTAGATGAAAGTTTAGTTTATCCAGATGGTTTAAAAGAAAGAATGCACCCACAATTAGTTGATGAGTTGATTAATCAGAAAACATCTTTAGGTAAACACCCAATTTTCCCAGATAGTGACGAAAACTCTTTTGAACAAAAAATTATGGGTAAACGTTTTAATGAAGTTGCAAAACGTTACATGGGCGCACATGATGTTCGTACTATTAACCCTGATAAAGTTATATCAGAATTAATGCCGTTGGTTAGACTTGGAATGGCAATAGAAGGTCCACACATACAAGAGTTAGAGGAATTAGCGATTAAAATGATTCGTGAAGATTTCGATATGGATGAAGATGTTGTTGAAATTAGAGCTAAACTAACACCTAATATTAGCTTAGAGGGTACAGTTAAAAACCCAACACCAGTTAACCATGATATGGATTTTAAAAACCATGATGAAATGGTAAGTATTACTGGTGAAGTTTATAAAAGAAGATTTGTGAACGCTATGATTCAAGGTGCAGCTAAAACATGTAATCATATGTTTCATATGGTTAATAATGAATTAGAAGATATCGACCCAAAGCTAAGTAACTTATATAAAAAAATGATGACTAGCGCTGATTATGTTTATTATGTTATCCCTAAAATGGAAAATGGTATTAATGGTGGTGTTGTTAAAGTTACATTCCCAACTAAAGATAACTCAAAAATATTAATTGAAGCTGAAGCTATGGTATTTCCAGTTCTTATTCACGAATTAGTAAAAGGTGTTATGGAAGTATTATCAGCTCGTGGTTTACCTAAGGGTAAAATGGGTAAATATGTTATTAGTAAAGCTGATTTTTTATCAGCAGAGCCTTGGGATATGAGAATAGGCCCAGCATTATGGTCTAGATTTACTGACATGATTGAAAATGATGATTTTAAATTAAAACACCATATTTGGAATGAATTAGTTTCGTTACCAGTAAAAGAATTCAATAAAAAAATGAAAGAAATAATGGCTGGTACTAAAGAAGGTAAAAACATAATTAAAAGTATTGTAGAAGAAGTTAAAAATGACTTAAAAAATGATGAGTTTAATGATGCAATGTCCGAAATAGACACTAAAAATGACGAAAACACTGATAGTTATGATTGGGAGGAATTAATGGGTAATAACCCAGATAATTTAGACGATGATGATGGTTATGATTTTGACGAATTATTTAAAAACTAAATAAAGAGACCCTAAAAGGTCTCTTTTTTGTTTTATAAAATATTAACATATTTATATATAAAAGAATATGTTAACAAATAGAGAGATATTACAAGAATTCGCCAAAGGTTTAATGGACCCCACATATGCCATTGAGAACTATTTGGAGACTTTTGATAAAACACAAGAAGGGTTTGTACCATTCAAATTATTCCCAAGGCAAAAAGAGATTATACGTGCTTACGAAAAACATAGATTTAATTTAGTTACAAAACCAAGACAAGCTGGAGTATCGACAACAACAGCTGCTTATATGTCAATAAAAGTTGGTTGGGCAGATGTTAAAAACCCAGAAGCTGTTTTGATTATTGCAAATAAACAGGAACTTGCTTTTGAATTCTTGGGTAAAATTAAAGATTTTCTAAGTCAATTACCAAGATGGGTTTGGGGTGAAGAATATTATGGTGATGAGAAAAGGGAATCCAAGACAATTTTCTTGATGGACTCAAAAAAAGAAATTAGATTACCTAATGGTAGTCGTGTAAAAGCAGTTGCGACATCTAAGGATGCACTTCGTGGATTTACACCAACATATCTTATTATGGATGAGGCAGCATATATTGAAAATGGTGCTGAAGTATTTGGTGCCGCATTAACAGCGTTAGGTTGCTTAACTAAAGATTCATTAATATTAACTGATAAAGGATTAGTTGAGTTAGATGAGTTAGTTTCTGAAAAAGACAAATTAGGTTTTAACAACTTAGAAGTACCACATATGGTATGTAACAAAAATGGTATATTAACCCCAGCGACACATACATTTGTTAGTGAATATGGTGAAACTTATAAAATAAAAACAAAGCTAGGTATAGAGTTAGAAGGTAGTTGGAAACATCCCGTATTAATTAAACGAAATGGTGAAGAAATATGGTCTAAAATGGACGAATTAATAATAGGTGATAAACCAATCATTAATTATGGTCAAAATTATTTTAATGATGATAGCACATTTAATTTTTCATTTGAGAAACATTTTAACCAAAAAAATATTAATATACCTAATAAATTGTCAGATAATTTAGATTTCTGTTATTTATTAGGTTTATTTGTCGCTGAAGGTAACTTTACTAGTAGAGGTATAACGATTACAAATGTTGATAAACAAATTACTGATTTCTTAACTAACGATATAGCTAAATTAGGTAATGGGTTTAAACAAGTTGATGATAGGCATTATATGTTTCACTCAACGGAGCTTGTTAATTGGCTTGAAGCTTTTGGTTTGAAGAAACATAACGCTAAAGATAAAGAAATACCATTAGCAATACTTAAAATGTCTAGAGAAGTTATTATTAATTTCTTACAAGGTATGTTTGATGGAGATGGTATGTCAACAATTAAAGATATAAAATATTCTAGTACATCTAAAAAATTAATTAAAACATTACAAACTTTACTATTAAATTTCGGTATCGTCTCACACATAAAAAAAGAAGTACAGAAAACTAGTGTGTCATCTATAATACCTAATAAAGAACATATTTGCATTATTTATAATTTAAAAATTTATTCCGATTATGCGACAAAATTTTATAATGAAATAGGTTTTAGATTAGATAGAAAACAAAAAAATAGTGCAAATTTATTAAATAAAAAATTAAATTCTAGATTTATTAATGTAACTAAAGAATCAATATTAGAAATTTTAAAAGAAAATAATATAACTAAGAGTAGTGTCAGATTCTTGGATAGATTTTGGGTATCTAAATACGATAGATTAACTTATCACTCTTTCAATCGATTAATATTAAAAATACCTAATAATGCTGTATTGATAGAGTTATCAAACCAAATCAGTTACAATGAAAAATACTATATTGATGAGATAGTTCTTATAACTAAGGGTGAAGACTACACTTATGATTTACATGTACCAGAAACTAATTCATTTATATCAAATGGTATTGTTAGTCATAATACTGGGGGAAAAGCCACGCTTATCTCAACACCTAAAGGTATGGATACTTTGTATTTTAAAACATATGACCAAGCTAAAAAAGGTAAAAACAATTTCAACATTGTTGAGATGAAGTGGTATGAAGATTTACGTTATAATAAGGACCTTAGATGGCTTAAAGGGGAAGAAGTAGAGAGAGAGATAGAATTTACCTTTAAATCATACACCAAATGGATTGAGGATGGTTGGAAGCCAACATCTGGTTGGTATGAACAAATGTGTTTAGGTATGAATGGTGATGCTAAAATGATTGCACAAGAGTTAGATGTATCATTTATTGGGTCTGGTGGTAACGTAATTGCTGAAGAATTTATAGATTATCAGGAAAAGAATAATGTTAGAGAACCAATATTCACCGAAGGGTTAGAACAAGAAACTTGGATTTGGGCAATACCAGAAGAAGGTCACCAATACGTTATGGGTGTAGACGTTTCTAGAGGTGATGGTGAGGATGCATCTACAATAGTAATTATTGATGTAACAACGATGGAACAAGTAATGGAATATCAAGGTAAGATACAACCAGATTTACTAGCACAAATAGTTGAACAATATGGAGATTTATACAAGGCATATACTGTAGTTGATATTACGGGTGGTATGGGTGTTTCAACTGTATTAAAATTACTAGAATTTCAATATAAAAGACTTCATTATGATACATCTAACGGTAAAATATTATCATCAAGACAAAGAGAATTAAGTTCACACGGTAAAACCGACAAAATACCAGGTTTCCAAGCAACATCTGTTCGTTTACCAATGATTTCAAATTTTGAATATCAGGTTAGGACCAATGGTATTAAAATACGTTCAATTAGATTAATTTCAGAAATGAAGACTTTTGTATTTAAAAATGGTAGACCTGACCATATGGAAGGTTACCATGATGATATTTTAATGTCTTGTGCTATGGCATTATGGGCTATAGAATACTCATTTAAAAGTTTAGAAAGATTAGAAAAACAAACCAAAGCTATGTTAGGTAGTTGGGTTGCTGGTTCACCTACAGCTACTGTTACTGATATTGAACGTGGAAATGGTTTTGTACCTATTGCTGGTAAAAACATAGGCGCATTACCAAAACCAAAATTTAGCCCATTAGTTAGTAAGAACATGCAAGACCCAACTGGCAAATACATGTGGCTATTTAGTGGTTCGAAATAAATAATACTATTTATTTTTAAAATAATTTACATATATTTAATTAAAAAAACATGGCAAATAAAAATTTAACAGTATTCCAAAAATTAGGACAAATATTAGGACCTGATGCTGGGACTAAAAGACAAATTCAACAAACACAAAAATACAATATTGGTAGTAGCGAATTATTAAAAACCGATAATAAGGCTGAGTTTGACACTGCAAAACTACAAGCACAACAAAGCAAATATCTAGGTCAAGTTTGGAAAAAAGTCGAAAATGGATTATTCCAACAGTCTATGAATTATGAGACAACTCGAATTGGTTCTTACTCTGATTTTGAAGCTATGGAGTTTTACCCTACGATAGCCGCAGCATTAGATGTTATGATGGAAGAATCAACAACACTTAATTCACATGGTAAAATGCTTAACATATATTCTGATAGTAAACGTGTTAAAACAATATTAGAAGATTTATTTTTCAATAGGTTAGACTTACATACATCATTACCAATGTTTACAAGAAACACTTGTAAATATGGTGATAATTTTGTCTATTTAAATATTGATGAAACACATGGTGTTTTAGGTGGTAAACAAATGCCAAACTATGAAATGGAAAGACGAGAGACTGGTCTTTTTGATATGATATCTGGTAGAGAAATGGTTAACAGTAATGATGAAGAAACTTCTGGTGATAAAGTAAAATTCTTTTGGAGAGGTCGTGATATCGAATTTAACTCATGGATGATTGCACATTTTAGATTATTAGGTGACGATAGAAGATTACCATATGGTACCAGTGTATTAGAAAAAGCTAGACGTATATGGAAACAATTAATTTTATCTGAAGATTCAATGTTAGTTTATCGTGTAACTAGAGCACCAGAAAGACGTGTATATAAAATATTTGTCGGTAATATTGATGATGCTGATGTTGAAGCTTATGTAAATACAATCGCTGATAGATTTAAGCGTATGCCGATTACTGACCCACAAACTGGTCAAATCGATTTAAGATATAACATGATGTCAAATGACCAAGATTTTTTCATCCCAGTTAGAACTGAAGATGCACCTAACCCTATTGATGTATTGCCTGGTGCTAGTAATTTAGACCAAATTGCAGATATAGAATACTTACAAAGAAACTTATTTACAGCTCTTAGAGTACCAAAACCATTTTTAGGATTTGATGATGCTGTAGGTGATGGTAAGAACCTTGCAATACAAGATATTCGTTTTTCTAGAACAATTAATAGAATACAACAATCAATGATTCAAGAACTTAATAAAATTGCTATTATACATCTTTATATTTTAGGGTTTGAAGATGATTTAGATAATTTTACACTTACATTAAATAACCCTTCAACCCAAGCTGAAATGCTTAAAGTAGAACACACTCAATTAAAAGTTACATTATTTAAAGACGCTACTAGTGATTTAGGTAATGGTTTTGCAACAATGTCTATGACACGTGGACATAGAGAAATTATGGGTTGGTCTGACGATGAAATTAAACAAGATTTGCTTGAGCAAAGAATGGAAAAAGCTGCTGGTAATGAATTAGCTAATACCAGTAGTGTGATTAAACATACTGGTATGTTTGATAATGTAGATAGATTATATGGTGATTTTGATATGGCCCTTAAAGGTGGTTCTGCCAGTGAAGATGGCGGTGAAGATGGCGGTGCACTTGGTGGTGGTGGTGGCGCTTCATTCGGTGGCGGTGGTATCGGTGGTGAAGATTTAGATTTTAGCGATGAAGAACCAACTGAAGGTGAAGAAGCATCATTAGAAGGTGGTGAGATACCAGCTGAAGGTGGTGAAGCACCAGATGAAACCCCAATTGATAATAGTGAAGTACCAGCTGAACCAGCATCTGTTTCAGAATATGTTAATAAAACTGAAAAATTATTAAAAGAACAAAAACATATTTTAACTAAGAAATTAGAAGATAGAAAAAATAAATATAGAAACATCTATTTTGATAAGCTACTTGAATCTATTAAGCCTAGTGATGTAATTACTGAAAATAAAAACGATAAAGTTAAATTTTACGATAAGACGATTACCGTAAATGAAGAAATAAATAATATGATAAAGGGTATTGATAAAATATTAGACGAATAAAAACTTTTGGGAAAATAATGATATTTATTATTAAACATATAAAATGCAAAATTTTGGGGAAATAAAAAACGAATTTAACGGTTTATTAGCTGAAAGTTTAGTGACTAAAAATAACATCAGTAAAGGGTTATTTAAAAACTATCTTAAAACTATTAAAGAAAGTGATATACTAAAGACACAATTTTTAATTTATAATAGTATTGAAAACAAAATAAGTGATGATAGTTTTAGCGATAATCTTTTCGTAAACGAATCACTAAAACTATTAGAAAAATATAAAATTAGTGATATAGTAAAAGAAAATAAAAAACTAGTAACCTTGTTTAATAACTTTGATACGGGTATTAAAGAGACATATGATACAAGGTTATCTAATTTACATAAAGCATTATCAACATTAATTTTAACAAAAAAATCACCGACAAGTGTTGGTGTAGTGGTTGAGAATTTAAAGGGGGTATTAGAATATATTAGAGAGAATAAACTAAAAGAAGTAACAGAAGCAATTAATTTACCAAATAGCTTGCTCTCTTCAATTATGGTAGATACTTATAATAGTAGATATTCAGATTTAAACGAATCTGATAAAAAAACACTTAAAATACTTATTAACTCTACTGATATAGAAAAGAAAGAACTTTATAGTAGTTTAGTTAAAGAATGTATTACATTAATTGACGAAAACCTTAAAACTTCTGATTTAGAAGCTAAAGAAAAACTATTAATGGTTAAAGATAAATTATTAAATAAAGTTTCAGAAGTATCTGAAGATTTTAATAGAGATATTTCAAAATTAATTGATTTAAGGGGTAACCTTAGTTAATGATTAAATATTAGTATTATGAATAATGTTCCAAGTAAATACATAAAGAGATTACGAATTTTAACAGATGAAATGTGTAACACTAATGATAAAATTTTACTCAAAGAGTTAAAACAAATTATAGAGTTATCACAAAGTGAGATAAGTAAAAAAATAACACTTAAGTCAAAACTTAAGAATTATGAATTATTATGTATAACAATAACGAAATTATTACAAACATTAGATTAAATGTCAGAAGAAAAAGATACTTGGGCTGAATATAGTAAATTAGTCCTTAAAGAATTAGAACGATTAAACGATAACCATGAAAGAATGCGTAGTGATTTTGACAATAGATTTAATGAAATAAACACAAAATTGAGTGAAGTTAAAACATTAGAAAAAAACATACAACTTAATATTAACTGGATTGATAAAGTTAATGAGGTATGGTCACCAAGTCAAATGAAAGAGGCAAAGAATGAAATATACAGACAAAAAAGTATAATAGCCGCAGCAATCGCTATAATAACATTTGTCCAAATAATCATCGGTATTGGGATATCAATTTGGAGTCATCTTTGGAAATAAGGGGTATTGACTTCCTGGTTTATTTTTACTATATTTGTATATAAACCAGTTAATATGAAAAACGGAAAAGAATTAAAAACCAATAGCTTTAGAAATTATAATGTAGTTTTTGGTAGTATTAATAATAAACACTCAAAAGCAGTTTATATCAATATTTCAGCGTGGGCTGAACCGCAACATAACGAACAAATTGCTTATACTAGAGTAATTAAAGATATAAATAAAAAAGTTAAACAAACACTATTTAATCTTTTTGATACCATAGATGAATACGATATTAAAAAAAACAACACTATTGTTGATTTAGATATTAGGGAGTCAGGAATAAGATACGGTAAACGCAGTTTCATTAATTGTGAAATAACAATCTTTTTAAATAGCGAAATACCTGTTAATTCTGAAAATATGAAAGATAAATTAGAAAACATTACACAATCCTTAATCAATTCTAGTTTTGATAATAATAAAATATTTAAATTTTACAAGAAAAAATTATAAAAAACTATAATATAATATAACCCTCTATCGAAAGATAGAGGGTTTTTTAGTTTATCCAACATATTTATATCTATATATAAATAACTAATGGATATAAATTATAAAGACTTTAAAGTATTAAAACGTGGACAATCAGGTTGGGGTGGATTAATTGAACATGACGCTGGTTATATTAGTCCAGATGAACCAAGAAACCAACCATTCATAAATGAAATAAAAAAATTAGAAAGTGGTAAACTAGTAATAATAGAACCACTTGTTGTTTATGTTGTATTACAAAAATACGGAATACTTAACCGTAATGGTAGAATTTACCCTGAAAGTGTACTTAGAAAACAAAATGATTTATACCAACAAGCAATTAGAGAACGTAGAGCTGTAGGTGAATTAGACCACCCAGAATCTTCAGTTATAGCTGGTGATAGAATATCTCACAATATTACCGAAACATGGTGGGAAAACCATACACTTATGGGTAAAATGGAAATTCTTATGAGTCCTGGATATATTAATTTTGGTATTATATCATGTAAAGGTGATAATGTTGCCGATTTATTAAGACATAGAATTAAAATTGGTGTTTCTTCTAGAGGTGTTGGTTCTTTAAAAGAGGCTAGGAATGGTGACCAAATAGTTCAAGATGATTTTGAAATTATTTGTTGGGATGTCGTTACAGCCCCATCAACACCAGATGCTTGGATATTTAGAACACATGAAGAAAGTAGACCATATGTTGAGAACATTGAAAAAAAACCAATATTAATAGAAACATTAATAGATAAATTAGATAAATTCCTATTAGATTAATAAAAAAACTATAAATTTTTTAACCTAAAAATGGCTTTTATTAAAATAACACATATTTATTAACAAATGAGTGTATCTCAATAAACAAAACAAAACAAAAAAAAAGAAATGGCTGAAAAAAAATCAATACTTGAAGATGCGATGTTGGATATTAAAAAAATCCAAGAAGCTCTAAATGCCAACACAAAAGAAATACTTCGTAGCGTTGCTAAAGAAGAAATTGATAGTGTGGTAAAAGAATCTCTTATGGAAAAAGAGTATGAGGAAGAAGATTTAGAAGGTGATGAAACAGGTTTAGAAGTTGGACCAGAAATTGGTGATGATGAAGAACTTGGTTTAGATGGACCATCTGATGATTTAGAAGACATTGAGAACTCTGAAGAAGTAGGACCAGAAATGGGCCTAGATACAGGAATGGACCCAGAAATGGGGATGGACTCAAGTGAGTTTGGTGGAGACGAAATGGATATGACAGCATCATCTGATGATGACGTTATTGCAATTTACAAAAAATTAAGTGGAGAAGATGAAATTGAAATCGTGGGTGACCAGATTCATATGAATGTATCTGAACCTGGAGAATACATTATTAATCTTAAAGATGGTGGTTCTGCTGGTGCTTCAGCTGACGAATTAGGTGGTGAACTTGGTGGTGAATTAGAACTTGATGGTTCTGAGGAATTTGATAGTGTATCAGATAGTGAATTTGGTGGTGAAGAAGATGCTGAGGATGATGGTGTTGATTATGAAATCGAAATGGGTGATGAAGAAGAAGGTGAAAGCGAAGAATCTGAAGAAGGTGAAAGCGAAGAATCTGAAGAAGAATCTGCTGAAGAAGAAGAAGAAGAATTGGAAGAAAACATAGGAAATGTAAACGGTCATGCTGGTGCTCAAGGTGCTAGAAGAAACGGTTCATCTCATTTAGGTTTTGGTAAATCTTCAATGGATGGTGAAAAAGTTAATGAGAATAAAAAATCAAAAGCTGTAATTTCAGAAATCACAAATAAATATAATAATTTATTAAGTGAGGCTAAAAAAATCCAAACAGAAGCGAAGAGTTTAAGAGTTGAAAATAATGAGTTTAGAATTGCATTAAAAGAATTCAGAACAAAATTAGTTGAAACTGTAGTGTTTAATTCGAACCTTACATACGTTGTAAGAATCTTAGAAGAAAATTCTACAACACAAGCTGAGAAAAAAGAAATTATCAGAAGATTTGACGAAGAGGTTTCGAATTTAATCGAATCAAAAAATCTTTATAAATCTATTAGTAACGGATTGGCTTCTAGAAAACCAATTATCGAATCAGTAGAAAACAAAATTATTAAAGAGGGTGCTACTAGTAGTTCAAAACAGTTAAATCAAAATACTGCATATGTTGACCCATCAACCAAAAGAATCATCGATTTGATGAAAAGAGTTGGTTAAAAAAAATTAAAATAAGATTACATTAAATAAAACAAAAAAAATATGTCACATTTATTAACAAGTGGAATGGTTGGAAATATTGGTATGAACCATATGAAAGCTATTCGTTTAGAAACCCAATCAAAATGGGATTCATTAGGTTTCTTGGAAGGTCTTAAAGGACACGTAAAAGAAAATATCGCTCAATTATATGAAAACCAAGCGTCAACATTATTAAGCGAATCTACAACTGCTAACAATTCAGGTTCTTTCGAAACTGTTGTTTTCCCAATTGTACGTAGAGTATTCTCTAAATTATTAGCTAACGATATCGTATCTGTACAAGCTATGAACATGCCAATTGGTAAATTGTTCTTCTTCGTTCCACAAACTTCATCACGTGTTGATGCATTGGGTGTAATGGGTAACAACTATGCTGCTAATGGTGGAGATGGTGCTTATGGTACTACATATTCTGCACACACAGGATTAAATGGTTTACACAATGGTGTACCAACTGCTGCTGCATTGCCAGTTGCTTCAACTAAAGCTAATCAGCCTATTACTCAAATGCAAGCTAAAAACTTGTACGATGCGTTCTACAATGATGGTTTATTTGATAACTCTAAAGGTACAATGACTATTATGGCTGACCCAGCTCCAACTAAATGGGCTTTAGGGAATGATGGTCAATATACTCAAATAACTAATGGTACTACAGTATTAGCTACTGCAACTGATGGTTCTGTTAGACAAATTATCTTAGGTGTTTCTGGTTTTTCTGCTGGTCTTACAACTAATGGTAGAGAAGTTATGACAGGTGCTGATGGTAACCAAATGGATACTGAATCATTCTTAGCTTCACTTCACGTATTGACTACTAATGATATTAAAGATAGAGATGGTAATACTATTGTTGCTGCTGGTAAAGAAGTTCCTTTCAGACTTGTTACTCAACAATATGGTAAAGGTATCGTATCTGGTTCTAAATCATTAACTGATGCTACAGGTGTTTGTTACTTAGGATTAGATATTACTCACCCTGTTGGAAATGCTGGTGTTGCGTCTTATGATGGTTATATTGGAGCTTCTGCTACAACTGCATCTGCATTCACTTTCACAGCTGCTTGGGCTAACTATGCAACATTAGAACTTGAAACTGAAATGGGAGAAGTATCTTTCAAATTAGATGAGGTTGTTGTATCTGTTGAAGAAAGAAAATTACGTGCTACTTGGTCTCCAGAGCTTGCTCAAGACGTTAGTGCATTCCATAACATCGATGCTGAAGCTGAATTAACTGCAATGTTATCAGAACAAGTTGCTGCTGAAATTGACCGTGAAATCCTTAGAGATATCCGTAAAGCTGCTGCATGGCAATTGAGATGGGATTATAATGGATGGAGAAAAGCTGCAACTTCAGCTAACCCATACACGCAAAAAGAATGGAACCAAACTTTAATTACTAAAGTTAACCAAACTTCAGCACAAATCCACAAATCTACTCTTAGAGGTGGTGCTAACTTTATCGTAGTTTCTTCTGAAATCTCTGCTATCTTTGATGATTTAGAATACTTCCACGTAAGTGATGCTAACCCAGAACAAGATAGTTATAACATGGGTATTGAAAGAATCGGTTCATTGAGTGGACGTTACCAAGTGTACCGTGACCCTTATGCTCCAGCTTACTCTATCATCGTTGGACACAAAGGAAAATCATTGTTAGACACTGGGTATATCTATGCTCCATACGTGCCATTGCAATTGACTCCAACAATGTACAACCCATTTAACTTTGCGCCAGTTAAAGGAATTATGACAAGATACGCTAAAAAAGTTGTTAACAATAGATTCTACGGTCACGTAAGAGTTGATGGTGTTGTAACTTTCGATATGAACGAATTAAGATAATCAAATATCTTTCTTATATAAACAAAAAACCTTAGAGAAATCTAGGGTTTTTCGTTTTATATTGATATTTATATTAAAGAATTTATAAATGAAAAAAATAACTTTACTACTATTAATGTTAGCTTTTACTAATATTTACTCACAACTTAAAATAAAGACTTCTAACGGACTAAAAATTAATCATGGTGACATAACATTATATTTAAGTAACGATACCTTATCATTAGTCTCTGTGCATGTGATAACATATGATAACCTTAATAAACTTACCCATGTTAGAGATGATAATTGGTATTCTGATACCTACAATACTTATGATAGAAAATACTATCGTTTTAGTGGTTATGATTTAGGTCATTTAACACCATCAGATATTACATCTTATGACAAGGTAACTAACCATAATTCGTTTAGCCTATATAATCAAGCACCACAATTAGCTGGGTTTAATAGAGGTAAATGGGCAAGGTTAGAAAATAGCGTTTATGACACTATTAGAAAATATAAAAAAGATGCTGTAGTAATTACTGGTGTAATATATGATAATAATAATATTAAATACTTACCTAAATCTAGAATTAAAATACCAGTATCATATTACAAAATATTAACAATAAACAAAATAATTTATTGTTGGATAGGCTCTAATATAAACGGTGAAATAATAATTACAGATTTATTAACCCTAAATAAAATATTTAAGGTTAATAAACTTAATTTAAATATTAATCTTTAACTTATTCAACCGTATTAATCTTGGATTAATTTATAAATTGAATAGCTAACCTCGTCACCGAATTTATTTTTACTTTTAACCGTTTCAGATGATATATTATGACCATCTTGTTTTAAAGTAAAAATTGTTGCAGCTAATCTAGTATTACCTAAATGTTCTATCGCATACCATGGGCTAATTGTTCTACCATTTGCCATAGCGTTTAAAACTCTTTCTTTCTGTGTTGTTTTTGACATTTTTATTTATTTTAATTAATATTTTTTACAAATATACATAAAAAAAACCAAATAACTTAATATTTGGTTTTTATTTTTACGTTAACTTTATTTTTTTTTATTTTTATGCTTTATTACCACAAGACGAGCAGAATTTATCTGTCTTACCTAATTTGGCACCACAATTTGTACAATATCTTTTTACATTAATATCTTCAGTAGTGTTTATTTTTTGAGATATAGGTAACATTTTATATTTGATGGTGTGAAATGGGTAAGTACTAAATTCTGCATCAATTAGTTTTATTTTCTGGTCAGAATTAGACCCTTTCTCAACTCTACCAGTTTCAATAGATTTACTATTTGAAGCGCTTTTAACTGATAGTTCATCTAACTCATTTAAATCCATTAATGGGTTTAAATTTGCCGAACTAAAATAAGCACTAGGTGTTACGTTAGTTGTGGTGAATGAACTATTGTTAGTTGTGAATGTCGTATTAACTAAACCACCATTATATACGTTGGTGCTAGAACTGCCATTTAATGGGACAAAACTTGCACCTCTTAATATACCACCACCGAATGAACCGCTATGTACGACATTAGTAGTTGTTAGTATATTATTTAATATTAGTCTCTCTTTTTCAGTATAGAACTCTACTTTAAAATCACCATTATCAGCTATCGCTTTTGCAACTTCTTTTGACTTACTAACTTCATAAGTATCAAATAAGAATTTTTTAGGGACATCTAAATAACGGTCTAAAAAAACACGTTGGCCAGGTTTTAACACCAAACCACCTTGTGATATGTAATCACCATTTAATGAAATTTTAGCTAATATTATTTTTTTTGAAGGATTGAATAACTCTATCGCAAATTCTTGACCTTTTTGTAGGTAATAAGTTGGCATATCGAAATTTGGGTTATAGACTTTAAGTCTAGATTTATTCACAGCTAGATTTGCTGTAGGAGTCATCGGACCCCCAATTGTTTGTGTGTAGTTCATTTTTAACTTTTTTTTTATTTGTGTACCAATACCTTTGTTTATCTAAACTCTGAACCGTTTTAATGGTCGGGACTAATACGTTAGTTAACGTAAATATAAATATATGTAATATTACAAAAAAGTCAAGTAATTTTAAAATTTAAACATTTCTGTATTTTCGACTAAAATAATTATTAGCTAATTTTACTGCGTCTTTTAATAAATAACCAGCGTTTTCATATTTTAAACCTCTATTTATTAAAGTACTAAATTGTGCGTTTGGTTGCATAGTATAAATTGTATTGAATAACGATAATATTTTTTTATCTTCTTCGTTTAAACTTGAATAATAATCTATAAATTCTTCTTCATTATTAAAAGTTAAATCTATTTTATTTAAAATAGAAACACTATAATTTTTATTTATAGTTTTATCTGAATTAATTGGTTCGATAGTTTCTTTTTTAACATCATCTCTAGAATAGAATTTAGACCAAACATTTAACGCAGTCTTTCTTATATCACCTTCTCTATTTGGCATTAAACCCTTACCCTTAATATTTAGTAACATCATCATTAATTCATAAATATATGGTCCAAAACCTTTTTCAGCAGCAACACCACCAACACCATAATATTTACCATAATCTTCAGCATCTAACATACCGTAAACAACATTACTCGATGGGTCTATTAAAATTATCTGGGTATAGTTACCTGGGTTTACAAATAATGCAACTTCTTGTGGTAGATGTTCTAAGGATAACATTTCTTCATCAAGTAAAGATTCCCTAAGTAGCACTTTAATTAATTTTTTCATTTTGTTTAATTTGTTTGAATAGACATCTATGAAATTCATCATAACCAAGTTTATTAGTTATTTTAGTTATAGGGTTTGCCTTTATCTCTAAGTTTACGTTTAAAGTTTTATTTAATGTTTTAGCTGCAAAATACCTATGATGACCATCTTCTAAATAGAATTTTAATCCATACCCATTAGATTCATACGATATATCAATTGGTTCGCTTAAATTTATTTTCTCACTCCATTTTTTTGGAGTTAAACCGCTTTTTTTAACTTCCCAGATAACATTTTCTAAATCATCACGCCATTTTATTGCAATTTTAGATGGATGTAACTCAGTTATATCTTTTTCTGAAAACCCAAATGCGTATCTATCAAGAATAATAGTAGGTAAACCACCACTTCTTAATAACTGTTCGTCTGAGTCAAAATTTTTAATATAATTAATAACTTCGTCAGTTGGGAATAACTGAACACATTTAGAAATTTCTTCTCTTAGTAGTTTTTTTATTAATTTTTTCATATTACTGAGACTTACGTAAATCCACTTGATTAATAATATCGAATTGTACTACTTTTTTAAGTGTTGTAACTTCTAAGTTAGAAGTTGCTAATATGTCTAAATAATAAGTATTAGGTATTAAACTATCAGTATCTAATAAGAAATAATAGTGGTTATTTGTCATTTCAATTGGCTCCATATCAATTACAGTTAATTCTGCAGAACCCTCAGAAACATATAACCTATATTTTAAACCACTAATTATTTGTGTCTGCTCTACAGTATACGGTATTCTAGCAGATACTATTACTTTACGAATATCACCACGTTTAATCTTTTCTTTATTATGTAAACCACCAACTGATATAGCTACCTTCTTAGGTAATAAGTCAGCACTACCTAGAGAGTAATACTCTATAGAGTCTTTTAGTACGAAATCAAGCGTTATATTAGGTCTATTAACACCGTTTATTATAATACCAGACCATTCATCTGTCCAAATGGTATTTACCATACCAGATAGGCTGCTAACTAAGACATCTACCGAATATACGCCTTTGGTTATATGATTAACTTGTGGTGTTAATAAAGAATCACCATTAATAATAACAGTGGGTAATGCATCTAAGTTTGTTGGATTACCACCAACATTAACATATAGGTATAATTTATTTAATTTATCTAATATAAAGTTATTTCTATCATCAATAATATGATTATCATATTTTGTTTCAATATATGGTTCATAAAATGTTTGAGTGTTATTAGTAAAAAACCCAACATATTTAAGACATGGTGTATTCAGTAACTCATAACCTCTATTAAAGGCTATGCCTAAACCATAATTAGTATTACCAGTTAGTACACTATTAACGTATTCAGTAATGTCCATTTCGATATTCTCGTTTCCTTTGTCAAAATGTTGTGTTGCTATTGTTATACTTGATGGGTCCCCAGAATATACACCGCTACCGTTAAGCCAAGCTTGTCCAGTACCAGATTCAACCCAATTTGATGGGCTATTAGAGTAAGCACAATCAGCGTTATTACTATCACAAATACTATAATCATATCCAACACCATTATCCCAATTTTGATTTATTTTAAACGTTATAAGGTCAAATGAAGAAGTTCTATTTTTACCAACCATAGTACCATTTAATAGATTATCAAATGAACCAGTGTTTGTTAATCTAAGTGTATGCGTAAGTTTAGATAAGTCAGTATATGTGCCACCAGTATATAAACCCATAAGTCTAGATTCATCAAAATTGAATAAAAATCTACTATATTGTTCAACACCATTATAACCACCATAATATATTTCACTTACTGGGTTTAAACCTGTATTTACTGTTTGGTTTTTAACTATTGTATTATTCTTATTGAAGTATGTTCTGATTACCATTTTTTATTTTATTATAAATATCTTAATAAAATAAAAAATTTACTAATCATTTTAATTAATCCTGATATTATTAGATAACATTTCTTTTTCTAATTTCTCAGCTTTAGCTTTAAATTCAGTCAAAGCTTGTTTATTACCAGATGATGTTAAATCTGTTGCGGTATTACCATTACCATTATGAACATGTGAAAATAAAGCCTCTTTTAATAACTTTAAATACTCTAATAACACATCACCAAATGGTAATCTATGAGCACCACCATCAATTTCGGATGATAATATTTTACTTAGCTCAGAATCACTAATTAAATTTTCATTATTAGTCACGTTGAATCTAGGTGTACCTTCTTTATGTGTTATTAAGTTTATTTTATTAGCAACTATATTAGTAACGGTACCTTTATCTATGACATCGTTTTTAACACTAATATTAACATCATTTTTAATTTGAATAAAAGCCTGTGTTAAACTATTAAATTTAAAAGGGAAAGGGTTTATATTTGTTATTGGTGAAGATATAAATTTACCAGCCCTAATTAATATTTCATTATTTTTATGAGTTATATCTGTATTATCTCTACCTTCCATAGACACATCACTAGGATTTGGGAATACACCCTTTAATTCTGGTATAGTATTTAAATCAATATTAGCGGCTTGCGTTCCAAAACTAAAACCAGCTAAACCACTACCATTATAAGAATCAAACCCTAATTTTTGAGATTGCGAGATTATTGGCCCAATGTATAATCTATCAGTATGTTGTTTATCACGACTAAACGTAAGTATTAATACGGTTTCATTATTCTTAGGTTGTACTGAAAAATGTTTAGGCATTAATGGAAAACACCATGGTAATTTATTATCTAAAACACCATCGTCACCACCCAAACCAGTACCACCTTTAATCCTTACTTTTATCCTACCTAAGTTTTGTGGGTCAATAACGGAAATAACCTCACCATATAAAACATGTTTATAATTATCTGTAGATGCGTATACACTATCCCTACCAGTTATATTTTTATTGTTACCAGAGTTTATCATTTATTCACCTTTTAATCTTTTAGTTAATATTTTATTTGCCTCATCGAATTTTTTTTCTAACTCGACCATAGTATCATAATTTTTAAGCATCTTTAATTTAACCGCTTCATGCGCTGCTTCTAGTTGTTTTATCTCAAATAAAATTTCATTATTCGATTTATTCATTAAATCATTCATAGCGTTTATTTTTATTACCTGATTATTCCATTACCAATTCCTAAGGTTGTTGTTGTACCTAAAGAAATAACTGGTGCGCCTAAGTTACCAACACCAGTAGTAGTGACACCAATACCTAATGGTATTACAACATTCACTACCGACTCATTTAATAAAGCGTTAATTACCTCTTCAATTATTATTAATATCATAGCCTCACTAGTGTTTGGCCCATCGGCAAATACGTCACCAGTTACTATACCAGCTTCTGATTGTCTAGATATTATTCTAGATAAAATTGATTCTGATGATAGCCCTGGTCTTAAATTTGAACCTAATAATATTAATGGCGGTGGTAGTGGCGCTATTGGTATATTAGGTACTGTAAAAGCTGCTAAGATGGTATTTAATACACCATCTATAGAGTCTATCGAATCGTTACCAATATTTTCATCTATCTTTGTTGTGTCCATTATATTTTAAGGTTATTTAATGTTTCTTGATTTTGACCACTTAATGAAAGTACTTGACTTTTTCTTTGTTTAGTTTTCTCGGTATTCCTTTTAATTATTACCTTAACCATTAATTTAGCTATTTCTTTTAACGCTAATCGCATTAATTTTGCAATAATAACTTTAGATATACTTCTAATAACACTTTTAAATATGTTTTTATTTTTCTTTATAAAATCAACACCATCTTCATAAACAGCATCTTCACCGTAAATTATTTTTAAATTAATTAAAAATATCATGATGACCTTTGGTGATATTGTAGTACTAACAATTGTAGTTGTTAAATTTTTAAATATATCAGAAGCAAAGTTTAATTTTACCGTGGCTTTATCTGGTAATGCTGATATACTTGGCATTTTTGGTAAATTAGGTAAATTACTAGGTATTGGTAGAATTGGTGTTAATTTAGCTGTTGTAGCTTCAGCCATTTTATTTAAATTTGAGGCTATTATATCTTTTTGCGCAGCTAATGATTCCCCATTATTTGTTATACTTTGAGCAACATTCATTTCATCTGTAAAATTATTTAATAATTTTACAGGGACTGAAGCATCGATTTGGTTTGAAAGGTTTATTTTATGTATTCCCTGTTGTCTTAGCGTTGCTAGTTCACCATGTTTAGCTGTTTCATCATTAGTAAACGTGAAAAAATCATCTGTAATCTGTTCATTAGCGTCAGCGTCAATTAGTTTATTAATAACAGTATTTATCTTAGCTTCATTAATTAATTGTTTTTTACTTTTATTAACTGTAAATGATATTGAACCGTATATGCTATCGATTATTCTATTCACAATTTCTTTAGAGTTGAATAGTGTCAAACTATCAATAAAATCATTATTTAAATCTGTTAGTTTTTTATTATCATAACTAACGTTAGCTTTTATTGTTAAACTATTATTTGGTCTTGTGGTTGTACCAATAGAATCAAATCTAATGTCTAATATATTTTTACCATTACTAGACCAAGTATTTGTAGTACCATCATTTTGAATCACAGCATACATAAAAGTATTAAAATCTGTACTACTTAATTGGTTAGTAGTATCATTGTATATTAATTGGCCAGATTTTGTTGTTGGGTCAATTTTAAATATATCAAAAAAATCAACCTTAGAAACATCTATAACAATACCATTACCAGTAGACTTTAAAAAGACTGGTAAACTTGGGTTAACACCACAACTAGTGATTATTTTTAACTCACTTTTTAACCCTTTTTTAATTTCTTTTTCGATTCTAACTAAATAAAAAGTTAAGGTATCAACAATAGCATTAACTAATACAATAAAACCAACCAAAAGGCTAATAACATCAGTTAGATAGTCAACTATTTTACCTTTTTTATTATTAAAAGATTCTAACGACTCTATTTTTCTTTTATTAGCGTTTGCAAGTGTTTTACTTGAAGCTATTTTACTGTACGTTTCTCTCTTTTTGCTTTGTATTGACATTATTCTTCTGCGATATCTTCATTATTTTTTGGGTCTTTAAACATCGCTCTAATTGAGTTAAACCCATCAAGCACTGAACCAGTTTCACTTCTTTCTTTTACTGTAACGTCAACATCACCTCTATTTTTAAGTATATCGCTTTGTAGTTTAGCTATCTCTAATTTAATTTTAATAGCTGAATCTTTAACTTTTAAAAAGTTAACTTTTTCTTTTGCAATTTTAGTTATATCGTCAACACCATCTGGCGTTAGTGTTAGTGTTAATTGGTTGATACCAATTTGACTATCCGTTATTTGTAAACAAGCATCACTATACGTTTCTTGCATTAACCCTTCTAATGAGTCATTAGAATTTACTCTTATATCTTGTTTTCTTTTTCTAGGCATTTTAATAGTTTTAAGTTATTGTTATTTACTATAAATACCCGTAAAAATCTTTTTATTTTAAAATTCTATAAACCATGTTGTTTTAACACTTCGTATAAATCTTTAAACCTTTTCATAGATAGTCGAATATCTTTAGTTGACAAGTTGGTATAATTTCTCATTGTTTCTAAAACCGAATTTTTATTATATTTAGAACCACCTTCCATAGATTGAAAAGCCCTTTCCCAATTTTCTAAAATTTCAACCAATGCATAACCAACTTTTTTCTCATTCTCATTTAACCTCTTTTTTGTTGGTAAATTAACATCTTCTAACTCTGTTTTAATACCATCAGATATTTTTTTAATAAATGCATCCATAGAAAACTCGTCATCATCAATATAATATATTAAATCATCACGTTCTTCAATGTATGAAGAAATATCTTCATACGATGAATTTTGTTTCATATATTTTTCGTCTTTAATTAAAAGACCTAGTATATAATTTTTACATATTGTTCCAAAATAAGAATACGCTTTTTTATTTAAAGTAGGTTTAAATTTATGTACTTTAGTCATTAAAAATGATACAGTATCACCATGAAGTTCTTCGAATGTCTCACCTTTTCTATATAACTTATAACGTCTAATAATCGCCTCTATCATTTTATCTAACGGGGCTTTTAACCATTCGTTAAAAATGGTGTTTCTCAATATATCGTCACTTATGATAACATTAGCACCTACGATATCTTCCACTGACATTATATCTAAAGACGTATCAGTTAAGTTTGATGTTAAAATATCAATATCAATTGTTATAAATTTACTATCGGTACCATACCAGTTTTCATTTGGTATGGTATAACTACCACTAACAACAACGTCTTTACCTAATTTATGGGTAATCGTTATATGTTTATTAGCAATTAAATCGACAGTCTCTACATATCTAGAACTTAAAAATTTTATTACAGCTTCTTCCTCGTTTGGACCAAAGTACATTTCATTTGTTCTTTTTCGTCCTCGTTTATTAACCATTTATACATTTTGAGCTTCATATGTTATTTTTCTATCATTAGAGAAGTAATATTCTTTTTTAGCAACACTTAACCACCATTTAGCCTCAATCGGGTCCATATTAGTTCTATAATTTGCGAATAGTGATTCTTCTCTTTGGTTTACGTGTTTATACCCAAATCTAGGGATTACCATAACTTTAACATCTTTGAATGTCATACGTAATAGGAATTCATAAATAAATGTCAATTTAATACTAGGTTTAAACCCACCATTTTCCTCATAAACTGATTTTCTAATTACCATACCATCGGTGTTGAAATTTTGATATGTTAATAAAGCATTATTGTCTAAGATACCTAATTCATCTGAAAAACTAGCAGCCCATACAGCTTCATTTGTAAAACCAACAAATTGGTTTTGATTATCAACATCAACAATGATTGGCATGAAGATATCAATATTCTCATGTGCTTTTTGATAGGTGATAACGTTTTTAATCCAAATATTTGCAAGCTCATCATCAAATTCTAATACACTAACCCATTCTGTTTTCGCAACACTAACACCGTAATTAACTTGCGATGCAAAATCGGTTAAACCTGGATTAGAAGCAACAGTAACAGTGTAATCACCATAATCAAAACCTAACACGTATTTTTCTACTTCACTATCTTTAGGTACCACAATAATTAAATTATCTGGTCTAGTATTCTGAGTTTTAACACTTTCTACTGCGTTAAAAAATAATTTTTTTGTCTCATCGTTCAATTCGTGAACAGGAAGTATAACACTAATATTATTTAATTCTTTCATATTTTTTTTTATTTATTTGTTAATTTCTAAATTTTTATTAAAGTTTACAAAATCAGAAATTTCTTCTAGATTTTTAAACCATTTACCACCATTTTCTTTAACCATATTACCAACCATATCTAAAGATTTTATTTGATGTTTGTTAAATTCTTTACCATCATCATCTAGTAGATACGTGAAAATTGTTTTTTCTGGTCGTTTATTCGAATCGTCAATTAGTTCAGCTATTGAGTAAACACCTTCCATTTTTGGTGTGATTACATATAATACATAATCACAGTTTTTACGTTGTTTTATTTCTTCTTTCTGTGCATTATCATCCCAGTCACTAACAACTGGATTAAAATACTCTATTTTAATTTTTTTTATTAAAATATCTCGCCAATCAGATTTATTAGTAGTTCCACCTAAGAATATTTTTTTCATTAAATCTCAATAGTTTTAACTTCGGTAGTTGCAAGTTCATCACTAGTTAATTTTAACATGTGTTCAAATTCAGCGATTCTATTACCTACTAACGCACCATAGACAGTATTTAAAGTTTCTTTTTGTTTTTCCGATGTATATTGACCTTTACTTTCACCCATTTGTTTTAATAGTTCAGCTGGTACAGCATCTTCTAACCATACTTTTAAATATGTTGCGATTAATTCTGGGATATTAAGTGTTGTGTTTGTCCAAATACCATTATTTTTAATAGCTGTTTGTCCTTCTTCATTAACAGTTTCCATCCATTCTGGAATTAAGTTAGGAATTTTACCAATAATTGGAGTATCACACTCTAACGCTTCAATTGGAAAAGTTCCAAAACCTGAAACATCATCAACCCATACAGCCAAACAAGATTTACTTAACTCAGTTGCGAAATCAGGTCTAGATAACCCTCTTAATTCTTTAAATGTAACCCATTTATAAGCTGGATATTGTAAATAAAATGATTTAGCAATTTTAGCTGCATCACCTTGTGTTCTAGTGTGTACCGCAACAATTGGTAATTTAGGTTTATCACTAGACTTAAAATAATCTGGTATCGATACAGGCACTAAATGTACATTTATAGATGGGAAAAGATTATGAATATATTGAGCTTGTTTAGCACTAGTCGTTATCACATCATTGAATCCGTAATCAACATTCCATCTTTTACCAACTGGTAATAATTCTAATAAATAATCATAACTTTGAGATAGAACAATTTTTCTACATGGAAAACTTTTAACTTGGTCCATAATGTTTGAAAAAATTTCTGGTATAATGATAAAATCAGCTGGTCCAACATTTAACCCTTCACCCTCAATTGAAGCGTGTGGTAAATTAGCGTATTCTTCGCCTAACCATTCATTGATACCATTAGCATTTTCATCACCAATACGTTGATAATCATTTTTCTCATGTAAGATAGTTGCATTGTAACCTAACTCATTAAGTAACTTTACATGCTCATAAATATTTGCAATACCAGCAGTAGGGTTACCCTTAGTATCTAAAGTAAAAAAATACATTTTAAATTCTTTATTATTTAAAACAGCTAAAGTATTTTCAATTTGTTTTTTTTGTTCTTCCATTTGTTTTTTTTGTTCTTCCATTTTTATTTATTAATTTTTATTAACTCTTATATAAGTTTGTATTTTTTATTATTTTCCTTTTATTATTCCATACTCATAAAGTGTATTGAAAGCTATTTTAAATGATAATGAAGATTTTTCTAACCCCATTTCCGCACCTAATGTTTCATCAATTTCTTCTGTAACATCTAATACAACATCTAACATTGTTCTAAGTATATCGTATTTTGCCGCATTAACCTCTCTAATTCTTTCTGTCATAATCTCATTAACCTCTATACTAATTATATTGGTATTTTCATCTAGATATGTTTTTTTGTGTATTTCAACTACTTTAGTTTCATCTAATTTTGCACTAATAATATTTTCTAACACGTCAATATCTATACTATATATTATACCACCAAATTCTATCATATTTTTAAATTTCTTCGTAACTTGTTATTTTTGTATTTAATATTTTGTTTCTAAATTCTTCATTTTTCATAAATTCTAAAAGTGAATCTATTTCATAGTCAGCTGAAACATTTTTATTGTAAGATGCGTTAACTTTAATACTTATTTTACCTTCAGGTTTTGACTCTAAAGCTTTAGGATTGGCAGTTATTAAGACATCTATACCATCCCATTTTTTAGCGTAATCTGTAACAAATCTAATATTTTCAATTTTACACCCAGTTTTGGATAGAAAGAAGAAAGTTGAGGGGATTGCTTTTTCAACCTCTCGACTAACTAACTCTATTTGGTGTTCTTCTTCATCTTTAATTTCACCTAAAAATATATTAAAATGGTTAATTAAACCATCTGATAATTGGTCAGCATGTCCGAAAATTTCTAATGATGCTTCAGTATAAAGAAACATATTAAGCTTATCAATATTTTCAAATTTAAAAAATTCTAATAAATTAAAATTTGTAACATCACCCTCTTTGATATTACTATCAGCGATATATTTATCGTAAGTGTACGTTATTTGACCAATGTAGTCCCTTAAAACCTCGTTAATGCTAATTCCTATCTTCATATAACCAATTTAATGGTTATATGAGTATAAGTAAAGAAAAGAAATGATTTTTATTTAAAAATAGATAAAAATTTGTCTTTAAAGGTTTTTTCTTCTATAATAATGGGTGTGATTATTTTTTTATCTTTTACAACTATAGGTGTTGCATCTAATCTTGGGTAATTAGCGATAATTTTTTTAATTATTGGGTTTCTAACAATATCAGCATCGCTAAACACAACAAATCCAATATCTGTAATGTTTTTATGTCTAGTCATAGCATCATATAAACCACTTTTAGTGTAATCTCTATATTTATCTGATTGGTCTAAATCACCAGAAATGATAAATTTACTATGTTCACCAATACGTGTTAAGAGTGTTTTCATTTGGGCTGGACTCATATTTTGAGCTTCTTCCATTATTAATATTGTATTATCAATTGATTTACCCCTAATGTAGGCCAATGCTTGTACTTCTAACACCCCAATTTCCTCTAGTTTAAGTCTATTTGTTTTACCGATAAGTTTATCGAATATATCTAACGACGACGATAGATAAGGGTCCATTTTCTCACGCATATCACCAGGTAGGAAACCTAATTTTTCATCTGCTTCAACTATCGGTGTTGATATGATAATTTTATTAAATTTATTATCATCACTTCTAAGTAATTCAATAGCCCTAGCTATTGACACGTATGATTTACCAACACCAGCGGCACCAGCAGATATAATAATCTCTTTACCATTAATAGCGATGATTAAATCTTTTTGTGTTTTAGTTTTGCATTTAAAATCATGCATAGCTAACATATTTTTTAAATCTACAACACCTTTAGGTTTTGACACTTGAAGATTGTTGTCATTCTTTTTATCTTTAGTCGTTTTCGTAGTACCAGTTTTAGATACAGAATTTGTAGCTTTTTTTATCATATTATTTAATTCGTTTACTAATTATTTCATCCCAACTATCAACCATGTCATCCATTAAAGTTTCAAACGTATATTCTGGTTTCCAACCCAATGTTTCTCTAATCTTTGTTGAGTCACCTTTAAGGTATTTTAATTCTTCTGGTCGCATAAACTTAGGATTTTGTGTAACATAATCCCTATAATCCATACCTAATCTTTTAAACACATAATCAACCATTTCTCTAACTGAATGTGTAGTCATTGTAGATACTACAAAATCTTCAGGTTCAGTGTGGTTTATCATTAAATGCATAGCTTTAACATAGTCTTTTGAATGACCCCAATCTCTATAAGAGTCCATATTACCTAATTCTAATTTATCAGTAATACCATATTTAATTTCAACAGCTGTTTTAACCACTTTATTTGTTACAAAATTAGATGCACGTCTTGGTGATTCATGATTAAATAATATACCATTACACGCATGTAATTTATAGGCGTTTCTATAATGTCTAACAATATTATATCCAAATACTTTAGAACAACCATAAGGGCTTACTGGTGACATAGCTGTACTTTCTCTTTGAAAACCATCTTCATCAACAGAGTTTCCAAACATTTCAGACGAACTAGCTTGATAAAATTTAGCAGTAGGGCAAGAACGTCTATAAGCTTCTAATATGTTCAACACACCAATTGCGTTAGTTTGAACGGTAAATTGTGGAACATCAAAACTAATCCTAACATGACTTTGCGCTGCTAAGTTATAAATTTCATCTGGTTGAATATCATCCAATAATCTCTCTAAACAACCTTGGTCTAATAAGTCACCATAGTATATATTTAGATTATCTCTGGTTTCATCACCTAATCTACTTTGTTGGTTTTCAGAAACTGAGTTTCTTCTTACTATACCATGTACTTCGTAACCTAATGATATTAAATATTCTGCCAAGTATGACCCATCTTGACCATTGATACCTGTAATAAATGCTTTTTTCTTTTTCATATTTTAATTTACTAATTAATTTTAGAAAAGTAAATTCTTTCCATTATTTTTTCTACATCAACATACGTTTTACTATTACCAGTATCTGGATTAATGTCTGGAACTGTATCGATTATTATAATACCTCTAGCCGCATCTTCTGGTGTCATATACATATGGTAACCAAGCATTTGGACATGGTTTTCATCGGTATATGGGAGATTTAAGTCTCTACCATCGTAAGATGCCATTTTAAGCCATTTATACGCCTCAAAATCATCAGTTAATATAATACCACCCTTTCCAATCGGTATCCTTTTTTTTATTTGAAATGAAACTACTTGTAAAGCGTCAAGACCAACATACATATCTTTGGTCCATCTAACAGCACCATCCCAAACTCTAGAACCTTTTAATTGATAGACACCTGACCATTCTAAGTCTTCAAAGGTTACTTTATTACCAGCGTTTATAATTTGCATAGGTGCTGACACATAAGTCATTTTAGGTATTTCAAGTTCAACACTTGTATTTAATTCGCCAATATGTTGCAAATATTTTAAAGATAAAAATAAACCATGTGAACAACAATCGATACTTACAGCATATTTACTACCAGCAAATTTAGCGACTTTTTCTTCAAACATATTTATAACATCTCTTGGGTCTGACCAATTATACCCTAATTCTTTTAATCTATCTAATTCTGGTCGTTGTAACTCTTTAGGTACTTGTCCTAGTGGCCAACTTGTGTATTTTACTTCTTTCATTTTATATAATTTTCAAATATGTAATCTTCAGCAACTGGCATATTGATAACCCTGTTGTAATTATCATTTATTGCGTCAATTTTATTATAATATAATTCAGGTGTTAAGTCATTGATATTAAAATTTTCATTCAACATTATAATACCATCCATATTAAAAACATCACCAATCATATCAGTACCATAATAAATTGGTATGGTCCCTGTGGCAAAACAATCGCTTATTTTTTCACTATACGCTAGTGGGTATGTATGATTTTCCATAGTTATTGAAAAATGGTAATCTTTAAGCCCTATTTCTTTATTCTTAATTTCATTGTAACCACGACCAAAAAGGTCAATTTTATCACGATATTTATCTATAATTGTTTGTCTATATAAGTGTTCTTGACACATAATTTTATTTGATGCAATCATAGATATTAATTTACTCTTAGTGTGAACACCAATATCTGTAACCCAAGGTTTTGCACTACAAGTAACTAACTTAAATTTAGGTGATAATTTTAATAATTCAGTATCGTGAGTAAATAGTAACCTATAGTTATCCTCTAAATATTTTACATTAAATACACACCATTGGTATAATGATAAGTTTATAGTTTTTGATTCAGATAACCAAGCATAATTTATCTTTGATTTATCTGGAATAATTTCCATAACTCCATAATCAATATGTATAGATATATCAGCAGAATTAGAGCCTTTAATCCACTCAATTTCTTTTGGGATACTTCCAGATGATGAACATACATCATGTTGAAATCCACCACCTACCATATTTATTTTTACTTTACTCATTCTGGTTTAATAATATTACCATATTTAATTATATTTTCTTTCTCACGATATTTTACAAATACAGCTGGAGTTCCAACATATACACCCCAAGGTTCAGTGTCTTTAGTTACAACTGAATTAACACCAATTGTAGACCCTTCACCTATCGTAACCCCAGGCATAATAACACAATTAACCCCAATACAAGCATACTTACCAATCGTTACCGTGGTAAATTTTGTTTCTTTATATTCTAAAGGTATTTGTGGGTTTGTCATCCCCTTAGTAAAATCATCACTACCACAAATAATTTTTGAACCAGCAGCTACACCACTAAAATCACCCATAACTAATTTTGAATTAACCCCACCTATTATACAAACGTATGGTGCTATATGTACATAATCACCAATAATTGCTTCAGTAGCTAAATATACTCCAACATCTATAGCTACATGGTCACCAACCTCAACTAAATGTGGTTGTTTAATTTGTGCATTATCCGCAACAAATAAATCTATACCTTCTTTTTTAAATACCATATTATAATAATCCTCCGCTAATATTTATATTTTGACCTGTTATGTATTCTGTTTCAATTAAAAAATCAATTGTTTTATATAGTTCAACTATATCACCAAAACGTTTTAACCCTATTGATTCTTTTATTGTTTCTGCAAATTTAATTGGTAATTTGTTTGTCATACCACCATCGAAATAACCTAACTGTAAACTGTTACAAGTAATATTTTTAGATATGTTTTCAGCGCTAACCATTTTCGTTATACTATCAGTAAATGTTTTACTTGCACTATATAAACCAGTACCTAAAGTTACCTTTTCAGCTAAGACAGATGAAATTAGTATTATTCTACCATATTTTTGCTCTCTCATTTTTATCAATGCATTAGTAACAACATTAATACAACCCTTGATATTAACATCAATTATTTTATCAATTTCAGATATGCTATTTTCATCTAATTTATGTATAAATGAGTTAAAATTATATCCAGATAAATTAATAACAATATCAATATCGTTAGACTCAAAAAAATATTTAACATCATTAAAATTAGTAATATTAACCATTTTTGAGGATGGACTAACAACATTATATTTATCTTTTAATAATGGTATTAATTTTTCACCTAAACCACCACGCCCACCGAATAACCCTATTGTTTTCTTTTCCATGCTTAATCTTTATTTAAAAATACCTTATCTAATTTTTGACCCTCATAAGGTCCAGTTTTATACTCATAAACAATAGTATCATCTTCTAAAATTTGATATGTATGTCCACCATATAAAGTGAAACTAGCATCACCAGCTTTTAATATTGGTGTTGCTATTATACTATCATCAATATCGTAGAAAATACATTTAACACTACCCTTAATTACAACCCAAGACTCTTGAGCTATTTGTGCTGGGTAAGTTCGTTCTTTAGTAATGTGTTTATGAGGTGGAAAAGTTTTACCCTTTTCCATTTTTAACGTTGCACATTGAATAAAGTTATCTTCTGGTACCATTTCGGTTCTACCATTTATTTCATCTAGTCTATTAATTATGTGTAATAGTTTTCCTTCTTCAATTTTAGAATATATTTTTTTCATAGTTTATAATTTAATCCAATTGTCTGGTAACACATCAACTGCGTTAAAAGTTATTGATGGTCCGAACCATATTTTAGGTCCAACCACTATTTTATTTTCATTTTGGTTCATTATTGCAGCCCATAATGAAAACGATGAATTAGCAATAATATTATTATCACACATACCCATCAAGTATATCTCAATATAATCTTTTTCACTATCTATGTAAATAGGGTTTATAAAATTAAAATTATCTTTACACCACTCTATATCATCACTAAAAATTATAAATTTATCAGTGTCTTTTTTTAATATTTCGATAGCCTCATTATAATAATCCATTGATAACATCGGATGATGATTTGGTAGTTTAGCATAATCACCACGTCTAATGTGTATAGAAGTAGTTCTCTCCTTTAAAATTTCACCATATTTTTTAGTTATATGGGTTTGGATTGATTTTGGTATTTTAAGGAATTCATTGATTTGTAACTTATTATGACCAAAATATTTCTCACATTGAAAAAACCCATCAATATAAAATTCATCATTTGGTGTTTCTGAAACTTGATACTCAAAAGGGTAACGTATTACTGGTAATTGTTGTGTCGGTTGTGTGTATCTTAATCTAGAAAACATTTCTTGATATTCAAAACTATGTTTTAATCTTGGGTTATAATAATCGTCCGAATCCATAAGATTATATTGATAAATCAAATTAGGGAAACTACAACCAACACCTAAGTCAATCGCCATGGATTTTGTTGTTGCTATCTGGAAAAGCATATTAGCTAATCCACCTTTTAAATTACAATATATCATTACTTAATTTGCTATACCTATTACCGTTATTTTTTATATAGTTACCATATATCATCGCATTATCAATACTTTTATTATGTTCATTTGTAGGTAACTCATTATTATATACATAAAGAACCTCATTAAGAAAATATGATTTTTCATTACCACACATTTCAATAAATGGGAATAAAAAAGCCGCATCACCAGCATATGTGTAATATGAACCATCAACAAATGGGTCCATCATATCCGTTTTATTTAATTTTTTATATAAAAATGCTTTAGAAGTTCTAAAATGAGTTACTGACCAATAATTTCTGTTATTATATATAACATCATCTGATGGTAATGACCTAGATTGTCCAATATTACCATTGGTGTTTCTATGTTGTGACCAAACTAACCATTTATTTTCCGTATCATATACATATGATATTCTATTCACAGCTTTACTATTTGATAGTCTATCGTCTCCATCTACAACTGCAATGATTGAGTTATCATCTGAGGTATAGTTAATGACACTATCATACGTATTACCAATTGGGTAAAATTTTGTGGTATTTCGAATATAGATAATGTCCTTACCATTAAATTCAATTTTCCAAAAATCACCACTCATACCAAAAAAATCGTTAATTATGGTATTAGTACCATCAGTTGATATGTCATCCCTGATTATCACACCTAAATCATCAAAATCTTGACTAATTATAGATGACAGACATTCTACAATTAAATCTTTTGCATTATATACTGGTACTATTATTATAAATTTATTATCTAATTTCATTTCTTTTCTTTAGTTCTATATCTTTCTTCTAAATCAAGTTGTCTATGTTTAGCTAAAATATCTAAACCATTAATAATTGGCGTTGCGATAAATTTAATCACATAATTACCATTAAATTCGACTATTTTATCAAAAGATTTTATGTTATATTGGTATTGGTGATTATCATAAGCACCAATTGTTTTATCAGTTATAAAATGTACTTCGTCAATCTCTAAAATTGATGAACCATTTTTAGACGTAATTGCTTTTTTAACTTCACTTAAAAATAACCTACTAGTTCTATTATACATGTCTGGATAGACACTAACATAAAATTCTAATAGTTTTTCAGTGTCATTAATAGTCCTAACATTAAGTTTAGTGGTATAATTCTCTAAATTAAATTGTCTACTTAAATTACTAATAATTAATATTGGTCTTTCAGTTTTACTACTGGCAAAATATTCTTCACCATTAATCGTACCATGTGTCTTACTAATTGGTTTACCATAATCATCATAATTTATAATGGCAGTATTAGTTAAACTAATATACTCATTATCCATAGCCTCATTAGCACCAATAGTTATTTCATCATTATTAACAACTAATTCTAATTTGTAATCATCATAAGAATCAACTTTAATACCTTTTAACCCTATTTTCTTATCAATTTTAGTAGTAAGTGTAATAGGGGTACCATCAGCTTCATAACCAGTTATTTCAGCGGTAAACGATTCACTGGCTTGCATAATTTTATATGTTCGCCATCTAAGGTCCATAACTTCTTGTGTTACCTCACCATTAACTAGCGAATCTAAAACTTGACCTTGAGTTAATCGTTGTGATTGTGTGATATTAGTGGACATAAGTTCACCTGTTTGAGATAAGGCATTTTTTTCAACATTAGCAAATGCCATAGAAGCCGTTCCTGTTTTTTTATTTACCCAATCAAGGATTTTTTTAACCGCACTCATTATAATACTGATTTATAAATTTCCATTATTTGCTTACCTACAATATCACTTCTAAATTTATCAACATCTGTTGGTATTTCATTAAGGGTTTTATTTTTAATATTACCACTAGAATCAACATCATAAATCCATCCTTTTTTACCACATAACCAACCCTCAATTGTTGTTCTACCTAATAAAATACCAGCAGTTTCATCACATTGATGAATATATTTTTCAGTGTTAGATGTTGGTTCGAAATAAGTTACATGTTCTTGACCTTTAATCATATCATCTAGATACGTATCATTTTTTTTACCAACAATCCATAATTCTTCATTATTTTCTTTAGTAGTATTAACTAAATCTTGTATTGTATTTTTTCGTAAATAATCTATTGTACCAACAAACAATATTCTTTTTTTAACCCTATGTTGTTCAGGTCCTAATTTAAATCTAATATTATCGATAGGGTTGTAAACAACTTCAACTAAATTTGAATCAACATTGAAATCATCAACAATATATTTTTTAATTTCAGGTCTAATAGCTATATATTTTTTAATTTCAGGTGTTAGTACTGGTTCTTCTAACGCAATAACCTCTGAATGTATAGTACAGACCATTGGAGTATTAGGGTAAAAACGTAATAAATGTTCTGTTATTGGTTTATGATTTAAATGTATTACATCGAAATTAACATCATTAACTTTATATAACGTATTAACAGCTGAAACAACGTCACCCTCTGTTGATTTTAATAACCATTTACCATCACCCAATTTAAACCCAGGCGGTTCTTGTAAGTTAAACAAATTAATACCTAATTTCTTAGCAGAAGCGGCTAAAGGTAACCCAAGATTAGAACAAATACTAACATTGCAGTTTTCCTTTAATAATTGTTTAGCTAATTCAAACACATATAATTCAGAACCAGTATAACCGTTAAAATTTAAACACCCAATTAAGACATTTAATTTTTCACCCTTACGTAAAATCCTAGGTAAGGTCACAGGTAGATTATCTTTAAATTTTTCAGAAAAAATAACTCTATTTTCTTCCCATTTTTCATTAGTAACACCTATTGACTGATGATTAACCTTAATTAGTGTAGTAACACCGATGACAACTTCTTTTAGGAAGTTTTCAAAACAAAAAGTTACATCATAAAAATGGAACCCCTCAACTTCTTCATTAAAGTTTGTTGCTATTTTTGTTTTATCAACAGCAAAGAAAAGCCCATCCACAGATACTACAGATTCTAATTCTTGACCTAAATCATTACTATAGGCTGATAACCAAGTTTTACCTTCATTAGTATGTTTAACTCTACCATACATTTTCTTAGGGTTTTCCCACCATCTACCATTACTTGGTAGGTACTTAGAACCAGCAACACCAATAATACCAAACGTTGGATTTTTTTCAAATTGTTTTAATAATTTAGAACCCCATTGTTTTGTTTCAATAGTTATATCATCATGACAGAACACCACAATATTAGTTTTAGCTTGTTCTAAGCCACGATTATAACATTTAGTTAATGATTCACCATTATTAATTATTTCTATCACATCTATGTGATTATGAAGCCCAGAAGACTTTTTTAAGTGTTCTATATGTTCTGGGTTTGATTTTCTCGTGCAGTATACGACTGTTATCATATTATATTTATTTTAAATAAAGATACACAAAAAAATTTACATAGTAAAGTAGTTAAACAAAAAAACCCACAATAAAGTGGGTCTTAACGTTTTAGGGTTTTAAAATGTATTATTTTTATAGTAAGTTAATCTAACCCTAATTATTTTTATTTAACTCCAGTACTACCAAATCCACCAGTACCACGTCCAGAATTTTCATCTAAGTTGATAACTTCTATTAGATTTATTTTTGTTTGACTTAAAACTGAGGCAAAAACTCCTTGTGCAATTCTATCACCTTTTTCTACAATAAATGGTTCATCACCTAAATTTATTAGAATTACTTTAATTTCACCACGATAATCAGCATCAATCGTACCAGGTGTGTTTAATACCGTAACACCATATTTAGCAGCCAAACCACTTCTAGGTCTAATTTGTATTTCATGATTATCTGGTATGTTAAAAAATAAACCAGTTGGTATTATTTCTATTTTCATTGGTAAAATAGTTACAGACTCAAGTACGTTTGCCCTTAAATCAAACCCTGATGAACCATTTGTTGCATATTCAGGGTTTTCATTAGTCGATTCATTTTTTAATTGTAAATCCATTATTTATTTGCTTTTTCATGTTTAACAGCAAATAAAGTTGCCATTTTTAATAGGTCACCTAACATTGAGTTATGGTATTCTGCCATTTTATCATCTGTTTTATCAGAAAATGTAATAGCAGCAAATTCTTCCTCGCTTAATTCAATACCATTAGCTAAGGCATAATATGCGCTTCTCTCACTAACACGCATTGATGTTAAGTTATCTATAAACTCATACATTTTACCTAAGTTATCACGATGCCATTTTGACTCGCATGGTTTAAATGTTTTAGCTTTACCAATTTGGTGTAGAAAACAAACTTTTAATAAAGATATTTGGTCTACTCTTTCATTCTCTGGTAATGCAGTATTAAATTTAACAGCGTAAGATGCTACTCTTAATAAATGGTCAATTAAACCACCTGTAAATGCATTATTTAAACTTTCCATCGTCGATGCTGGTGCATTAATAAATTCCTCACCTAAAAAACTCATTAGTTTTTCATTCATAAAACCTAACTTAGTCGCTGTTTCAAAATACTTTTTAGTATTAGCTATTATTTTTCCTTGTTCTAAAGACATTTAATTAATTTATTATAATTTTGTTATTTTTTACAAACTTACAATATTTATTTTAATTAAATGGTTTTTTTACTAATTAAATCTAAATATAATTTTCTTCGTTGCTCAGTAACGTTATTAATTGAGTAAGTATTTTTAACTGTTTCGTGTAAATTATCTTGTAATGTTTTAACGATTTCTGGATTTTGTATTAATTTTTTAATAGCACCATACCAATCTTTACCATTTTTAGCTGTATCAACTAAAATACTATTAGCGGTTAAATCAAAACCACCACCAAACACCAAAGAGTTTTTCAAGTCAATTTGATATGGTCCGAAATTCTGCGCAATAATAGCCTTATTATGGAAACCAGCTTCAATTACTTTTAATTGACTTTTAACTTTATTAAAAATGTGTTCATCTAATGGAGCTAAAGAGATATCGAATAAGTTATAATTTAATGCGTATGTTGAAATTGGTTTTGTCCAAACTCTACGATATGGTTCATTAGCGATATCAGCATATTCTGTTTGTGTAAATTTCATCAAAAAATCTTTATATTCTGGGCTAATAGTTTTATAATCATCCGTAAATATTTTTTCATATTGATACCAAACACTTTCTTTAGGTGTAATGTTTCTAGTTGTTTGCTCATTTGTTTGCTCGTTAATCATTGTATGTGTTCCTCTAATATCAAAACCACATAAAACGAATTGTACCTTGTCTAGTAAATTATCGTTTCTAAGACGACCAACAACACCGTTTAAAATTTCTAAATCTTTTAAATGACTACTACCACCTAACCAACCTATTCTAACTCTTTCAGATTTTTCTAAATTTGGTGTGAATTGTTTTTCTGTTGGGTCTACAGCATTAGCTAATATAAACACATTTTTATTAAATTTAGCTATTTCTTTTGCAAAAATATCTGTTGTTGTAGTAACATATTGTGCTGTTTTAATGTTAGACAATATCTTAATATCTAAACCATTATTTTTAATTAAATAATAAGCTGGGTGGTGAATACCTGGTGACCAGTAATCATCTAAGTCCATTATAGATATAATCCCTAAATTTTTTAACCTTTCAGTTAATTTTTCCATATTATCATAATCACCAAGTGTTCTATGGTAATGGATAATATCATATTGTTTTAACCATTCATCATTATCAATTTGAGGCTCATAGTCAACATCAACGTGAAACTCATCTGGGTAATTGTTTTCTAAAGCGATATGTGGTTTTGTAGAACGAAAGTAACTTACACCTGTACGGTCAGATGGTACAACTAATATTTTAATTTTTTTGTTTTCCATGTTTTAACTTGTTTTATCTTATTTATAAAACAAAAAAAATAAAAGGAAATACTATATAATAAAAAAAGACCCGATTGGGTCTTTATTTTGTTAAACTGTTTTTTTCTTTGTAGTAATTTTACCTTCTTTGATTAATAAATTAATCGTTTTAGTAATTGCTGACTCAGTGAGTTTTTTCTCATAACTACTTTTTAGGAAATTCATTAAAGTCTCGTTCATAATCTCTTTTAATTCAGTTCGACTAATAGTGATTAAATCCGAATTATTTCTAGACTCACTTAATTGTTGTGGTTGTTGTTGTCTTTGTTGTGGTTGTTGCCTTTTTGGGTTTATTTCTTCAATATCTTCAGCTGAGAATGATGTACCCATAGATGGTTTATCTATCGGTCTATTTATCATAGCCTCTTTAATATTTTGAGGTAGTTTAGATGCCATTATATGTTCCCTTGAGAAATTTTGTAATGGTGCTGTACTACTTAATTGTTGGCTATGTTGTTCATAATTAGGTTCTCTTTCATCTCTTTCATTATAATGTTCAGTATTGTATGATTTTGTTTCGGAAACGTTTTGTCTACTACTACTACTCACACTAGGACTTATATCTTCAACTTTATTCATCACTTTTTTAGCATTAGCTAAAATGTTTTTAAGTGCTGATAAATTTACTGGTACTGGTTGTTCCATAATTATATTTTTATTTCATCGTTATTTAAACCATCATCTGAAATTTCTTCTTCATCTGGTTCTTGTAATTGTAACCCTTGTTTAGGTTCTTGTAATTGTAACCCTTGTTTAGGTTGTGGTTTTAACTCTTGTTTAGGTTGTGGTTTTAACTCTTGCCTTTTTTGATTTAAACCTTGTTGTTGTTGTTGGTAATCTCCACGTAAATTCGCCTCTTTATCTTTAATTGATTGTAATTCATCTGGTGTTTTTATTTTATTTTTACCACCTTGACTATAACTATAATTATAATCAGCCCATTTTACAGTATTAGCTATATTTTTAGAATCATTACCACCATCAGTCCTAGACTTAATACCAGGTTGGAAATATGCGACTTTAGTTATTTTAAAATTATTAATACCATCTAATCTAAATTTTTTATATACATCATTCGGCATAACTAAACCATTTTTAGATAAAACCCTAGCATCAATTAAATTACTACCACTAGTTGATACGTTTCGTTGGTTAACCTCTATAAATTGGTTAGAACGTTCACCCTTTGCATTAGTATAATTAATTTCAACTCTATAATGTTTACCTGGTTTGTCTTTATCACCTAATAGTAGCGTATCCACCAAATTGGTAGATACACCTTCAGATATTTTATTAACCTGTTTTCTACTTTCTTCTAATATAACTTCTGCGTATAGATTGTAAAGTCTCATTTTTTTTTAAATAATTACTTGACCAATATTTAATGACATATTAGGTTGTGTGTAACTTGTACCAGCAATCGCTGTAGGTCCATAACCCCATGTTGCTGCGTTAAGTATTATTTCTTGGTCTCTACCAGAACCAATAGAAATTGCTTGGTTACCGTTTTTATCCCAATCACCACCAACACCACCATAATTATAAATGTCTAGAAATTGACCTGAACCTTTACCATGTATTGGTGAATTCTTATCAGATATCGCTCTAGTATGTGTTGCACCATATTGGTTTGTCGCATCTATATTATTATAAATATTTTTAGGTAAAAGTGTATTTCTAGCAGCTATAGCGGCTTTTTCCAATGGTGATTGTTCACCGTTATAAATTGATGGCATAATTATAAATTTTGTTTTTTATTATTGTTATTGTTATTCATATACTCTATTAAATATCTCATATTTGAAATTTCTTCAGATAAAGCTTGTGAATTTGTTATTATTTTATCTTTTGTTTCTTTTGATTGTAAGGCCATATCATTACTTAAAATTTTATTAGTAACACTTGGACCAGAGTGGTCACTACCTTTGGTAACCATTGGTGTTGAAACTTCAGTACCCTTTTTAGCTTTTTGGAATTGGTTTTCACGACCAGCATCCATGCCAATTTTTTTCTTATTATAATTTATCTCTTGTGTTTTACTAACTAGCGGTTCTATTTCGTTAAACCTATTGTTCCCACCTAATGAATCATATTCAGAACAATTTTTAGTTTCATCACAAATATTTTTAGCTTTATTAAGTCTAGATAACTCCATTGAGTATGCTTGATGGTTTTTACCATCGTCACTTTTAGTTGTTAAAAACTTATTATTAATTTGTGAATTCATTATTAGATTCTTTTTGAACTATTATTATTATTTTTTTTGTCTGATATTAATTTTGATAATTCTTCTAATTGTTGAATACTCAAATCATTATCTTTTATCATATCAATTATTTTACCAACTTTTGGATTATAATTCTTTTCAGTAACGTCAGATGATTTACTTTTTTTAACTAAATCTTCTACTCTTTCTTCCACATTTTTTTTTGTGATTATTTTATTAGTATTTTCAGCTCTAATACCACGACCACTACGAGAACCACCAAAACTATATACTGCAAACCAAGGTATATTTTGTCTATAATTACCAAAAACTTTATCTGTTGTTGTTGATTGACCCTTTTCATAATATGAGTCATCACCCCATTGTTTATCAACGGGTCCAGTTTCTATTTCACTATTATTAACAATGTTTCTATCACCACCACTGGAAGTAACATCACCACCAACTAGTTCATTTAGCTCACTCTTTTTAAATGTTGCCATATTTTTGTCTTTTATTATAAATATATTCAAAAGTTAGAATATTTATAATAAAACATATAAATACATGGCTTTTATAACAAAAATAGATTTTTCAAACAATAGACAAGTTAAACAACGTGAGCAAACTAACACTAGTTTATCAGGTTCAACAAGTTTTGGGTTACCTTTTAGTGCGTTAACTAGTGGTCCTAATTTAGATAGTATAGTAATAATAAGTGGTTATACTAATTTAAATAGCACATTTTCTGGTAATAGTGGTTCAACAACATATTATTGGGCTAATGCGAATATGGTATTAGGTGAACCATCGTTATCTGCGATAACAATTTCAAATTCTGGTGTAACTCAAATAGCTAGTGGTTATGTACCAACATCATCAACGGTTATTGATGGTAATACCGTTATTACTAGTTATAGTGGTGTTAGTTACGATGTTAATATTCAGACAATGGTTAGTTTAGGTGGAGGTTCATATAGTGGTACTATATTCACTTCTTTATTAGAAACACAAACAACTGGAAGTCTTGGGTATCTAGGTAGAACTATTTGGGTTGATGTACCTGGGATTATTAGGGGTGAAAAAATAATATTAACAAAATTAGGTGTTTATGCTGATAATTCAGCCGCTACCGCTGCGGGTTTAGATGATGGAACGGTATATAGAACTAGCACTGGTGACCTTAAAGTAAAATATACATAAAAATGGGTAACATAAAAAATTATAATTTTAATAAACTAGACCTTAAATTATCTAATAGTGACTATTGGGATTTTTATTTAAGCACAGATGATAATGGTAATAATTGTAATACCCTTTCTATTGGTGACTCATTTGTCGTTTGGTATGACTTTAATAACTCTAATACCTATTTTAATAATGATTATTCTTCATCAGATATTTATAGTTTAATTACTTGGACAGGTGCAACTAATACTGGTTATACTATGGATACAATAGGTTTAACAGGTATTGATAATGGGTTAGTACCTTATAATAAAATAAGTGGTGACACTTTAAATTTAGGGTTATTATCGGCATTAACGGGTACTACCCTATTCATACCATCTGGTGATACTAGATTACATATGGTTAAGGTAAGTGGTTCAACTAATCAATTTATATATGAAAATAATTATAAAATTGACCCTATTTTAAATTTTGGTTATTCTAATTTAAATGGTGGTTTTTATCAAGGCTATTATAAGTTAGATGGTAATTCATATGAAGTTTTACCAGTTAGAGTTAACCAGTCTTGGTCTGCTGAGTTTTGGATTAAACCTAACTCAACAGTATTAACAGGTAATACACTTAATAATAAATACCCAGATAATAAAGGTATCTTTTTTTACATGGGCACACGTGCTGAAAATAAATTTTGGAATACATTTGAAGGTAATAATACTGGAGATACTAGTGGGTGCACTAGTGGGTGTACTAGTGGGTGTACAATACCTAAAGAAATAGATATTGTGTTATTGGGTGATTATAATATTAACATACCACTAAACCCACCATTAATTAATATCAAATTAGAGTTTAACCCATTCCTTATATATGGTAGGGCAAGTAAAACTAATTCTACTTGCAGTTGTGGTAGAAAGCACGATGGTTTAGGTACAGAAACTGCTTGTTCATATAGTGGTGGTGGTGTCCCAGTCATAACTTATAGTCAAAACATTACAAATACAACAAACCCATTTCTTATATATGGTAGGGCAAGTAAGACTAACGCTACTTGCAGTTGTGGTAGAAAGCACGATGGTTTAGGCACGGAAACTGCTTGTTCTTTTAGTGGTTTTAGTCAAGACCAAACTGAACTTAATTATAATTTAGACATTATTGATAATGCAATTGGTTTCAGGATAAAAGATGATGGGAGTATTGGGTATAGGTTATTAACAGTAACTGGTAAATGTAGCGATGATAGAGTTTATAGTAGTGGTATTACTATAGAAGAATCTTATTCAGTTAGTGGTATTGTATCACCAGATATCTGGTCTTACATCGTAATTAAATTTGTAACTGACTATATGGATGATTGTCAACTTAAAACGGAAAAAACTAGAAAGGGTAAACTTATGTTTTACGTAAATGGTAAACTTAAACATATTATTGATGATTTTGATGAGATAATAGCTAGGAGACTTAACGATAATAATTTAAAACAAGTCGGGGTTCCTTTTAATTTCACTTTAGGTGGTGGTTCTCAGGGGTTATTAGAGAGCCAGACGTTTGATGGTATAGATGAAATGGATAGAGGTTTACCAATTGAGGAAAATTTTGCTGGTACTTTTATTGGTGGTTTATCAGAATTTAAATTCAACATAAATAACCTGTCGTTTTGTAATATTACCGATAATTATAATCAAGATAGTTTAAAATATGGATTATAAAATAATATAAAATATTAAAATATAAATAGATATGGCTGATAAAAAAATTAGTGAATTAATTGATAATACGAACCCATCTGGTGATAATATAATACCAATAGTTGCTAGTGGTGTTACAATGAAACAATCACTTAGTGGTTTAAGCGCTTTTTTTAAAACAACTGAAGTATACGTTACTGGTGGAACTTATACAGCTGGAACAGCTGT